GTTCTTTGTTAAAGTCGGAAACCTTATCGGAAGGAATTTCAATCATTCCATCCTTTTCATCGCCCCACTTTTTCCAAAGTTCTTGTTTTGCCTCTTCGTAAAGTTTTACCTCTTCGCTAACTACTTTATTTAGTCGCTGAAGGTAAACCTTTGTTTTAAGAGACATTTTCTGTTTGAGCATTCCTTGAGTAAGAACTTCTGTTTCTTGCCCTTGTTTGGTTACTCCGTTAAGTTCGTAATAGAGAGATAGTACTTCGTGCAGTTTTAAATTCATATAGGTTTTATTTTAAATAGATTTTTTAATTATTTTGCCAAGGTAGAGGCAATACCACTATTGGCGGGTTTTTTTGTGTTTCGATTTGAGCATCAATGTTTGCTTTTAACGAAGCTACATCAATTCCTGCTTCAAGCCAAGTAATAACATCGGCTTCCGTTAGGTCTGGATAAGCAGTAAAATCAGTTTCAGAAGGAGTAGGACAAGAATAAGTAGAATAAACCTCTGCGGAATAATCTGCATCTGTACCAACGTATCTCCAATGAATTACTTTTACTACATCATTTAAGTTACCCTCTTGTGGGGCAGTGTCTAATTGGGAAATAACCCAAGTGTAATTTGTCATTTTTATTTGTTTTTAAGTTTTTCTATTTCAATTTGTTGCTCTTGTATTGCTTTAACTAAAAGTGGTATTAAGTTCTGATAAGCTACACTCAAATAAGTGCCATCTTTTACAATACCATTTAAATAATTTTTGTCTTTTAGTAGTATTTGTAAATCTTGTGCAATAAAACCTGTTTGTACTGAAGTATCTTTAGAATAAGATTCTTTGTAAGTATAGGTAACAGGCTTCATTTGTTTTACTAAATCAAGGCTATTATCCAAAGGTTGTATATTCTGCTTTAAGGCACTATCAGAACCATTCACATAAGCACCTGCACCCCAAACACCAGTACCATTTACTTGTAAGTTATATGCACCTTGGTCAGTTGTTCCTGCTATGTAAACTTCTCCCCCACTTGTTATTCTCATTCGCTCACTTCCGCCTACTTCAAACGCTATAGGAACATAAGAACCGCCACCAATATAAGAAGTTGCAATATATGATACCGATGTTCCAGCAGATAAATATAATGTGTTTTGACCGTTAGCGTCTACTGAAGCATTGTTTCCTTTAACTAATAATTTATAAGATGCATCTCCAGTTGTACCTATACCTACATTGCCCCCATTGGGCTGAAATAGTATATTTCCACCATAAGCAACTCCTGTTTCTGATGTTTGAAAAGCAAAATATCTACTTCCAATACTTGCATTTCCTTTATAGGTTATATCTAATGATTGTGGAGTTGATGTTTCACTTGAATTCAATGAAAATAAAGGGTTTTCAGTAGTATTTGTTTTTGCTGTACTTGCAACTAATGATAATGTTCTATTTGTACTATTTTGATATATTGAAACCCTTGAATTTAAAAATACACTTGTTCCCCCAATTAATAATCTTCCGGAAGCATCCAAGGTCATAGCTTGTGTAAAGGAGATGGCATTACCTGCTGTGCCTGAAGGAGCGATGTACCAAAGATGTTTACCAGCATTTTGCTCATAAATGGTAGCTGCACCAGTTGCCTTATATTTAAAAGAACCATCAAAATAATTGTTTTGCCCTACTTCAAAATAAGTAGAACCACCACCACCAATAAAGCCACCTTGTAATTCTAATGTAGTAAACCCACTCCACGCACTTGGTGTTACTCCTAATCCAAGATTACCAGAGGCGTCAAGGCGCATTCGCTCTGAACTATTAGTGCCAAAAGCTAAAGCATTGTTATTATGATTATATTCTAAATAACCCGCATAAGCAGCAGCACTTCCCGTACCATCAGCAAAAAATAAATTCCCATATCCTGTTGATGGAGTAGCAATAGTAATTCCTGCATTTCCATTTTCATATACAACTAAATTATTTCCTGATGCATCATAACTTGCAGGACTTGCAGTACCAATACCTACATTACCCGCTGATGTTATTCTCATTGCTTCTGAAAAACTAATAGTTGAACCCGAAGCACCCGAAGCAGCATATTGCCAAATATGCGCACCACCACTTTGATTGTAAGATGAAGCCTCACCAATTACTTTACGGATATTATTTGTTCCGTTATTGTAACTGTTATTCTGTAAAGAAACAGTACTACCGGTAGATACTAATGTACCCAATGAACCAAACTCAAAAGCAATCTGACCTGCGGGCCAAGTATTAGGAGTTAATCCCAAACCTAAATTCCCACTTGCGTCTAATGTCATTCTTGTAATTCCGGAAGTACCTATTGTTAAAGCATCATTACTATGAGTATATCTTAAAAAGCCCCTATATGCTTGGTCTCCTGTTGTTCCATCAGCTAAATATAAATTGCTTGAACCTTCAGCAGAATTTCCAAATATTGTAATTCCTGCATCTGATGTTCCACCTACAACTAAATTGTAAGCATTGGCATTATAGCTACCAGGAGTTGTAGTGTTAATTCCTATTAAACCAGATTGGTCATAAATAACGCTATTTCCTATTGCAGATGAAGAAGTAAACTTTGGTATGTAGTTGGTAGTGCCACTTCCTGAAATTGTCGCCGTACTCGTGGCAGCGATAGTAAAACTCGGATATGTACCACTAACAGAAATTCCTGTACCTGCGGTTAAAACAACAGTTTGGTCTGGTGCAGTATTTGTGATTGTTAAAGTACCACTCGATGTAATCGGTGAACCACTTATTGAAATACCCGTTCCTGCCGTAGCTGCAACTGAAGTAACTGTACCTACACTCCACGTTCTGTTTGCTGATAAATCATAACTCGTTCCATTAATCGTTAAAGTTCTTGTATTAGGTACATAACCACTTAAATCTGGAGAGTATTGAGGTATGTTTAAAGTATTTCCTACAAGTGTAGCTGCTCCGCTTGTTCCTGTTGTAGTTAAAGTGATTGAACCTTGCCCACCGATATCACTTAAAACCTCTGCCCCTGTTCTGTAAGTAACAACATTACTTGCGTTTAAAGTCAAGAACTTATCGGGGTCAGTAGGTGCATTTTGTACACTCGTTAAGGTTACATTATTACTGAAAGTCTTTGCTCCGCTTATTGTTTGTGTCGTGGCAAGTGTAACATAATTTCCACCAATAGCAGTTTCGATAACTGTGGATAATGCAGTAATTGTACATTTGTAAGCATATCCCGAAGAAGGGTCTCCAACCAACATTAAATCAGCTAAAACTGGGGTTCTACTCTGGAGTTCTGATATTTTCTTATTAGCCATTGTACGCTTTTAAATAAATAGAATTATGCAGGGAATGTGTATGTGGATGGAACCTGACAACGATTAGCAATATAAGGAAGTTCAATAGAGATATCCGCTCTTACACCTGCAAGTAAATCCGGAGTATCTTCGGTAAAGAAAGTCAAAGAAGCACTTAACCCTTCATCAAAATCAAAGTTATTGTACCTTAATTGAGCAATAATATCTTGGCAGATTTCTAATTGGTCACTCAATACCTCGGTCTCGTTAGTGTCCTCTGGTAGCATTCTATCAAAGAAATATAAAGAAAAATTTAAAGTAACATTTCTTTCGCCTACATTACCACCTGTTAAATCAAAGAATAAGGAAGGATAAATATTCTCCGTTCCCCTTGATAGGTAATCAGACAAGTCACCGAAGTAAACGCTTTTTATCTGCTTGTGTGCGTTCGCGAGATTTGTTATCTGCGTTACTACTTGGTTTAATGTCAGTGCCATTTTCTTGTTTTTGTAAGTAAAGCCGTAGCTTTTTTTGGTTTTTTAGAGAATAGGTTTTATTCGCCACAACAACGATTTATGTTACCTTGATATTTTTCTTCAAAACTCTTGCCCCTACAACAATCGGAATCATCCAACCAAATAGAAGTAGTATAGGCTTGTCTTTCCGGAACCATCGTATCGTAAGTATTACCCGGATTGTTATATTCGGGGAAAGTATTAAAGCCACTTCTATCAATTAAATACTTAACCATTCTTTGTTTGTAGAACTCGGCTCTTGACCTGTATCTATCCGCTACATCAATAATCTCCGCAGCCGATGGATTCTCTTGCCCTTCTCCCGACTTACGCACCATTCCCTTGTTATAGAACTGATAACTCAATCCCATTGGTAGTTCGCTCATTACATAATAAACCAACGTAGGTGTTATGTAAGTATCTAAAAGGCTCGTTTCGATTTGCGTTAGGTTGTTATTCGCAACCCCATCTTGCAACCTTTCGTATAAAGCCGTTCCGAGTGCCGGAAGGATATACATATCTTGAGCGGTTAAGATTTCCGGATTAACCAATTTTTCATCTACGTTATTATGAAGTCCGGTTCTGTCTTTAATAGTATCTACTGAAATAAAAAGTATGTTCCTGCTCATTTCTTATTTTTTAACTACAACTTTTGAAACCCATCTATGTCTGCAAGAAGGAGAATGTATTCCGTTTGGCATTGTCCACCAACCGCCACCTCTGTCGAATACTGAATATCCTAACCTACGAGAAAGTGTTTCTATTTCCGTTCTTGACCAAAACTTATCTAATCCCATTACTCGTTGGCAAAAAGGTCTTGATGGATGTGCATTAGAATCTCTTTGTCCATAAGATACTTCTGGCTTCCACTCGTAAGCATAACGAATCAAAAAAGTTCTTTTAATAGGCTTATCAATAATTTCACTCAAAGGCTTTAATAAAGTAGGTAAACCTGTTTTAGCATTTATCTTTAAATATTCTAACTCTATTAATTTATTAATCCTTTCTTGAATAACAACTACATCTTCTTTTAATGCTTTTGCAATATCCTCTGCAACTATATTTTTATTAGTAGCAATAACACTCAA